AAGCGTCAGCGGCAGGAACCACGTGCCGTCTGTAGCTCCGGCCCCGCCGAATCAAGACACCGGCGTGCTTGCCAACAACATCGAAAATGTTCTCGTGAGCCCGGAGGAGGTCGAGGTTTCCTCTAACGCGCCCTATTCGGCAGCGCTGGAGTACGGCACCTCTCGCATGCCCGCGAGACCATTCATGCGACCTGCCCTCCAGGCGAACCTCAAGAACATCAAGCAGCTCGTCGAAAAGGCCAAGCGCGCAGCTATGCGCCAGAGCCGATCGAGCGCGAAGGACTGACCATGGCAATCGACCTAATCAGGCCCACAGAACGGGCTGTAACCGTGAGCCTCAAAGCCAATGCACCGTTGCTCGCCATTCTCCCGAAAACTTCCATCGACCCCCAGCCCAAAACTACCGGCGTTGACGCGCAGGGGGCGCCGATCTGGCCTTTCGTTGTGGTCGAAGCAATGCAGTCACTCCCGCAGGGGCGCGGTTGCACCGCGGGCGCCGAGGTGAGCCTCTCGATTCATAGTTTCGCAAAGCCGCGGTACAATGCGGGCGGCGCCATGATCGAGACCGCAAAGGATCATGCGGCGCGCATTCATAGCGCAGTCGTCGAAGCACTGCACAACCATGCTTACGAGGTCGATGGGAGGCGCTACGGCCTGTCTGTGCGAGCATCTAGGATCATGCGCGACGGCGCCGAGGCTGACGCTTGGCACGGCGTCGCGACCGTGGTGGCCAGGGCGTACCAGGGGTGATACAAGTCCCAGATGCAGGATGTCGATTACCTCGTCTTCAAAGCGATAGCGAAGATCCTCATCCGCAAAGGTATTATCACCGCTGAAGAGATGGAGGTCGAGGTCGACAACCTTCAGCGTGTCAGCCCGGATGCAGCCCATAATCTGGAAATGCTCTGGATGTCTGCTCATTCCATGACAGCATCCGAGTTCGAAGCGGACCACCGGCGCAGGCAGATGCGTGAGCGCACCGCCTTGCTAGAGGGCAAGGCCAAGCCTGACGGCGGTAAAGCGGATATTTGAACGCCCATAATCTTCGGGAAACTGCTGGAGATTTCTTGTGTCAGAACCGAACCGGGCTGATTTTGCGCTAATCAGCGTCCTCGACACCGCCCCCGACACCTACGTGAAGCTTTGCGGCGTCGAATCCGTCACCATCAACCGCTCTGCCCAGACGAACGAAACGTACAGCCGAGACTGTGCCGCTCCGAACCGGCCGGGGCGTCGCAAGCTGCGCGTCACCGGGTCTTCGTGGTCGATCAGTGCATCCGGCGCCGACAACATCGATATCTAGGAAGACTATACCGACGCCTTCGGTGTTCGGAAGACTTACAAGATCGACCTCTTCCGCGATGACGGAACCGATGGCGGCGAACTGATGGGCGCCTATACCGGCAGCGCCATCATGACCGCCCGCAACCAGGGTTATACCGACACCCCTGGCACGACCGAATTGACGCTAGAAGGCGAAGGCCTGCTGACCTGGACGGTCGCGCCGTGAAATCCACCAGCGTCGATCTCGATTTCGCCGACGGCAATTACACATTCGCTCTCCCCATCCAGCAGGTGCTTGAGCTGGAGCGTAAGTGTGGCGGCAAGAGCATTTTCAAGATGTACGACGAGATCGGCGCTGGCCTCGGCATCAATGCCGGGGAAGCCGTCTACATGGGCGGCGGCGGCGCCATGTTCACCGACATTCGCGAGACGATCCGCCTTGCCCTGATCGGGGGCAACTCCGCGACGGTGAATGGTGGAGAAATCACCGTCGGCCCGCGGCTCGCGGTCCAGCTCGTGGACGACTACACCTATCCGGCGCGCCCCCTTGTCGAGAGCCAGCGCATCGCCTGGGCAATCTTGAATGCGACGATCGAGGGCATCGTGCTTAAAAAAAAGCGGAGCCCGCCGCGAAGAAGCCGCGAAGCCGTTCCGCAAAGGTCAAGTCCTAACGAACTGCCAGGCGCTCGGCGTCGACTGGAAGGCTGACAGCCTCAGCGATTATCTGGAAGCGCTGGAAGCTCACAACGAGGCGCACGCAGCGCCAGGGTCAGAACCGAAAGCCCCCGGCGATCCTGACCGGCTTCGGAGGTTTGTTGAGGCGCATAGGAAGAGCTGGTAAGAAGGATTATGGACGAGAAGTTGCTGAATTTACCCCTCTATATCCAGATTTCTCTGGGAAGCGGGTATCTCGCATACCTCGTTGCGTACTCCGGTATCCGGCAGCACCATACCCCATCAGAGGTGGCATTCCGGTCAATCGCCTTCGGCATGGCGGCTACCGCAATTATGCTGTGGGCCCCAGAAGCGCCCGACTTTTTGTCGGCCTGGAAGCATCCGTTTTGGCGTCCCGCCACGGCCGTGATGTCAACAGTCGCTATCGGTGCGTTTTGGCGTTGGCGGGGGATGCGTTGGAGCCGGCTAACCCTGCGCAAACTCAACGTCAGCTGGACTGACGATATCCCCACGGCTTGGCTTTCCATCACGGCAACTGAGACCGACGCGAGGCCCACGCAAATCGCGGTTGATTTGGATAATGGGCGAACCCTCTTGTGTGAAAACACGCGGGAGTTTCTTGGAGCTCCATTCTCGCCGTGTGTCTATGGCCTTGACGGAAGCATCGCGATGTATGTGACCGCCGAAAAGCGGCCAGACGGGGAATGGATCGACCACAAAGACGTCAGGCATAGCCTGGATGGTGATCGCCTGACGTATATTCCCGCATCGGCAATCAAACGAGTTGAGTTACGTCTCTTGCCGGGGTCAGCGGGCGGGGCGAGCGGGTGGCGGAGCTGGTGCAGGTCGAGGTGGCGGCGGTGGCGGAACTCGAGGTTGCACTGAGTCCGGAATGTACGTCGGCTTGTTTCCCATGATTTTTACCTCTGCGGCCGCGCGGGCTTGTCGCTTGATTGAGTCGGCGGCGGCGGCGCTGGCCGAGTTGAAGCTTGGTCGCTGTTGCTGCGTGCCGGAGGCATTCTTGGCGTTATGCTTTTCTGCAAAAGTTCGTGGTCAGACATTTTTCTCTCCGATTCGGCGCCTAGTTATGGATCAGGGATCATCATGGAGTCGAGGGCGACCAAGACTAAGGCCTCAAACCCCATACCTCTTGTTCCCGCCACTCGTGATGCAGTAGCGCCCGCCTCGCGGTCCAACGCACACCTTGCCGCTGCGACAGGAGCATTCACCATCATCGCTTACACCCCGCGCCCCAGCAGGCACGAAATAGCCGCCAGAGCTGCGCCGCCTAGTCGCCGAACGGCGACGGTAGCTCGATCGGCTTGACCGGCGCCTTGCGTCCGCCGGTTCTTCCGCGCTGACGCCAATTACGGCCGCCGCCAGCAGCGACGCAATGAATGATCGTCTGTCCATGTAATCCCCCTCCCGCACGCTCGCGGCCTATGCGCAGGGGTAAAAGTCGAGTCTAGGCCAAATAACGATTACAATTTTGTAAGGCTAAATCCATTGAGGTTTTGAATTAAGACCACGTTAGCCAATGCTCATCAGCCTATTCTGCGGGATAGGCAGGGACTGTCTAGCCCGATCCATACATTAAGACACTGACTGGAAACCAATTGATAGCGCGCACCATGTTGACGCCACCACGCCATAGCGACATGTTTTTATTTCCTAGATTATTCTGAGGAAATAACCATGAAACGATTCCTTAGCCGGACAATGCTAAATCTCGTTGCGGTCTCGTTTGTCGGCGGAATGAGCACGTCTGCCCTAGCGCAGCACACGCCGCCGAATCTCTGTGTTGCTGATGCACAGGCACAATGCAGCCAAGGCAACTGGAGTCTAATGGGTTACGCCACTGAGGCCAGTTGCGTGCAGGACTTCTCCCAGTATTGTAGCGACGGCGGCGGAAGCGGCGGATTTTGCTTCATCATCGACAATAAGCTCGTTTGCACCTGATAAGAGCCTGATCGAATAATATTCGCCGCTGAGCGCAGTCAAATAGCTGCTCTCAGCGGTTTTATTTTGCCTTTGCAGGCTAGGCGTGTAATCCGAGGGCGGCTCTAGGGCCGCCCTTATCCTTCGGCTCTGACAACCCGAGCTGCGCAGCCTGGCACCCTCACTTCGCCAACGGCCGTGTAGGTGTCGACCGCGCCGAACCCATTCGTTGCGCGATATCGCATCGTGGCCAACATCGTCCCGTTTTCCAGCGGTCCATAGCTCGTTCTCACATGCTCAAAACTGGCAGGATTACGAAGGCCCTGCTTCACCAGGCCAGAGAAGTTCCGAGCCTCCCCGTTCAGGCCTTTGCAGCGCTCTTCTGGCGCGACAGTCGGAGCGGCGGCGACCTTTATAGGAGATGGTTCGGGGCTGTTTGTGTTGATGCTGACGACATAGCAAATGCCCAGCACCGCAACTGCCACGACGAGGATGGGCCAGTTGCTGGAGGTGGCCAGTTTCGGTTGCTCATGGCCGCAATAGCGGCAGACCGTGGCCTTATTCTGGATTTTCTCCGCGCATTTCGGGCATCGCTTCATAACATCTCCGGACGGCGGTAATTGATATGCCTGCCGCCCTTTAGCCTATCGAGATGGCTGAAGACGACAAGGTTATCCTGCGATTGCAGGCGGAAGTGGCACAATACCGTCGCGACATCCTCGCGACGACCACCCTCGTTGATTCGTCGCTCCGCAAGCAGGGCAATGCGGTGCAAAGCCTGGAACAGCAGATGTCTCGTTCGTCGGGCGTCATCTCAAGCTCTCTCGGCCTCCTTAAAGGGGCACTGGCCGGTGTTTCCGCCGTCGCCCTGGCCAGAGCATTCCTCGACATGGCCGATGCCTCCAAGTCGCTGGAGGCGCAATTGCGCCTTGCGACCGCCGGTTTCGGTTCGTTCGCCCAAGCTCAGGAGGATGTTCGCCGGATCTCGGCGAATGCCCGCGCCGGGCTGGAAGACACCGCCTCGCTGTATGGCAGCTTCTCGCGCAGTTCCAGCGAACTCGGACGATCACAGGAGGAGGCGGCCCAAGCAACGGAGACCTTCACGAAGGCTCTAAAGGTCGGCGGCGCGGGAACCCAGCAAGTCCAGTCAGCCACGCTGCAAATGGGTCAGGCCCTCGCCTCCACGAATGTCCAATGGGAAGAGCTCGGGCAGATCCTTGAGGCATCGCCCCGCCTAGCGCGGGTGTTTACCGATTCCCTCGGCATCACGCGCCAAGAACTGAAGAAGATGGCCGAGGACGGCAAGCTCACTGGCGAGATGCTTTTCAATGCCCTCAATGACAAGTCGATCACGCGGGGCATCGACGCTGAATTCGCGCAGCTTCCCGTAACGTTCGACGAGGCGATGACCTCGGTAAACAATGCCGCAATCACGACCTTTGGAGCATTCGACCGCGGCGGCCAGTTCTCAACTGCGCTGGCGAATTTTATCACGCAGGGGGCCGACGGGTTCGGCGATCTGGAGCAAGACGCGCTAGACCTCGGTGTGTCCGTTCGTTCAAGCCTTGAGGGGCTCGGCGATGTGTTCGATCCATTGTTCCAGGCGGCCAAGACAACGTTTGCGTTCATTCGAGAGAGCGCATCCGAGGTGTCCGATTACCTGAAGCAGAAAACGGGTGCCAGCATCGGCGTTGAGGGCCTGCTCTACAACATCGACGGCGCGGTCGGGCTGAGTGGATATGACCCCAACCTGCTCGGCAAGTACCGCAAAAGCCGTGACGCGTCCGCCAATCGCCTTCGCAACGAAATGGCTGAGCGCTCGACGGCCGATCTCGCCAACACGTACTTTGATCGGTTCGGCAATCCTCTGCAACGGAATGTGCCAAAGGCGGCGACCTCACCCGGCGCCGATCAGAAGAAGGCCGCAGCCGCCCAGCGGAAGGCTGAAGCTGAGGCCAGGAAGGCGGAGCAAGATCGCCTTCGTGCAATTCGCGACGACGCTTCGAAAGCTCGTGATGCGGCGAGATTGCAGGACGATGTGAACGCCGCCAAGGCCGCTTTGGCGACTGCCACGGAAGACGTTCTCGCCTACAACCTTCAGGCGATCGACAGCGACGAACGCCAGAGGCTCGCGGAGTACGAGACCCAGCGCAAATTGGGCCGAATCAGCGAGCAAGAGCTTGCCGAGCGAACTGCTGCGGTGAAGGAGATCGCAGAACTCCAGCGCGAACGGGCGCAGCGGATTGCTGACGAAAGCAATCGGCGAGACAATCTGGAGAGGTACAACGCATCCCTCCAGGACAATAGCGATCTGCTCCGCGCACAAGCCGACCTGATGGCAACTCGCCAGGAGCGCAGGGATATCGAGCTCCGCCTACTCGACCTGAGCTATGAGCAGGAACGGGCGGAGTTGGAGGCCGTCACGAACAGCAATACCGCATCCGACGCTCAAAAGGAAATCGCCGAACAGCGCCTTCGCATCCTCGACCAGCTCAAGGGCTACGACACCGAACGCATCGGCCGCCAGTATGAGTCCCCCCTCGAACAGCGCCGCCGCGAGGCGCGTGATACCGCTTCCAACATGGGCGACGCGATCGAGAACATCCAGATCGATGCCGTCGACCGCTTGGGCGACAGCATCGCCAACGCGACTCAGGAATACATCAAGCTCGGCGGAGTCGCTGGCGATGTGATCAACTCGATCATTTCCGACCTGATCAAGCTCCAGATCAAACAGGCGATCTTCGGCAGCGCCGGGGGCGGCTTGTTCTCGATGTTCGGTCTGGGCGGCGGCAGCAAGCTCTCCGGCGTGAACTATGGCGCCCTCGCCAGCGCGGCGAACTCGGTGAAGATCCCCGGCTTTGCCAGCGGCACCAACTACGCCCCCGGCGGCGTGGCACTGGTCGGCGAGGAGGGGCCGGAGCTGGTTCAGCTTCCGCGCGGATCGAAGGTCATTCCGAACCACCAGTTGAACGCCCGCGCCGCTGCGTCGATGGTAGGCGTCACTGCCGCCTCGCCTGTCTCACAGCAGGTAAATGGGGTGGTCCGGGTCGCGATCACCATGGATAACGACGTGTTCACAGCCCGCGTTCAGGAGGCGTCTGTTCCCGTTGCGGTGGAAGTTGTTCGCCAGAATGCGCGGGGCCTTGTCGACACCGCAAAGGCGGAGACGATCCGCGATCTCAATCGGCAGCGGCTGTGAAGGCGGTAATATCGGGGACTTTCCGCTTCTAGCCTAATCGGCATGGCCGAAATCCCTATGCCCGCCGGTGACCTTGAAGATGTGCAGATCGAGCTTGACCAGAACTTCCAGGTCAACCGCTCGGCCTGGACCGGTCGCCGCCGTGTAAGCGGAATGCCCGGCGCGCAAAAGTGGTACGCCAGCGCCCAGATCGATATCGCCACCGAGGACGAGGAGCGCCCCTGGCGGCTGTTCTTCCTCAAACTGCGCGGGCCGGTCCACCGCTTCCGCTTTCCCGTGGCCTGCGGCCAGCGCTCCGGCACGAACCCCACAGTCAGAGCAGGTGCGACGCCGCTAACCACCCTTCCCCTTCAGGGTCTGCCCGCGAACGCCACCGTCCTGAAAGGCGGAAGCTATATGACGGTGCCCCTGCCATCCGGTCACCACCGCCTCGTGATCCTGACCGAGGACTTGGTAAGCAATGGCTCCGGCCAAGGCACCGCAACATTCGTCCCGGAACTGATGGAGACCCCTGCTGCCGGGACGGCGGTTGAGACGGTCGCGCCCTACATGCACGCATCGTTCGATAGCTCTCGCCAGGGCTGGAAAACGAGCAACGGCGTCACCGTGTTCGCGATAAGCGCGGAGGAAGCTCTGTGAGCCGCCCCGACGCAGCCGCATCCGCCGCCCTCGACGGTGATATCATCCGGCCCGGCTTCTTCGCTTATCTCGATATCCTCGGGGATCAGGTCCGATTCAACACGATCGGCTATGATGTGACGATCAGCGGAACCGGCTTCCCTGAGATGGACGGATACCCGTTCATCGGCACGAACGGCAGGCTGATCGACATCGGCTCGGTAAATGTCGGTTCAGGTGGATCGGATAGTCTGAAGGTTACTGTTTCCGGCCTTCGAGACATCGACAACGCTACCCTGAACACGATCGGAAATGCGGGAAACTGGCAGGGCCGACCTGCCATGCTCTGGCGCATTATCCGGGACGAGAACGGAGCGCAGCAAGGCGCGATCCAGCACTACTACACCGGGTACATGACCTCGCTGACCATCGCAGGTGAGCCAGCAAACCAGACCATTGACCTGACGATCGAAAGCTATCTGGCGACATTCAGCCAGGCGAGCAACAGGACCTATCTGGATCAGGAATTGTTCGACCCCGGCGATCTTTCCGCACGCGCCGCCATTGCAATCGCGAACGGAAATTCCAGTAATTCGTTGACTGGCGGCGATGGGTCGAGGGTTTTTAATTACCTCCCCCCCAAATCACAATCGGCGCGAGGCCTGGCGTGATGGAACGTTTTCCTGACTGGGATAAGCGCCTGGCTGACTACATCTCTCCGCTGCTGCTCGACGCCCATTTCGTATGGGGTGAACGAGACTGCGCAATGTTTACCGCCGATGCCATCAACGCCATGACCGGCTTCGATATCCTGGCAGTTTTCCGGGGGCGATACAGCACCGCCACCGGCTCAGCGCGCGCACTGCGCCGCTATGGTGAAGGGTCCCTGCAAGCGACATTCGATGCCCGCCTTCCTGAGCGCCAAATTGGCATGGTCCGTCGAGGTGATGTCGTGATGCATGATGGAGCGGTGGGCATCTGCATGGGAAGCTTCGCGCTATTCATGCGGATGGAGGGGGAACTGGGCCTTGAGCGTGTCGAACGGTCGCTCTGGACCCGCGCTTGGGGTGTCGGCGAATGAGCGGCATCTTCAAATCCATTATCAAGGTTGCCGCCGTCGTTGCGGCTGTCGCGCTTGCCATTCCCTCCGGCGGCACCTCCCTGCTGGCAGTCACCCTGGGCGTGTCGGCCGCCGCCGCATCAGGCATCGCTGCTGGCCTCGCCCTTGGAGCATCACTTCTAAGCAGACCAAAGGCCCCCGCGACTTCACCTGCATCGACAGATCGCCTGACCGCAAACATTGACCCGAAGACGCCGCGGAAATTCGTCCTCGGCAGAACGGCAATGGCAACCGACATTCGCGATCAGGAACTGACCAATAATCAGGAATACCTGCACCGATTTGTCGTCACATCGAGCCATCGGGCGAGCGATATCGAAGAGATCTGGTTCGACGACAAGAGGGCGTGGTCGTCAGCCAGTGGCGTAACCAGCGACTTCACCGGCTACCTCACGGTGACCCCGATCCTTGAGGGTTCTGCGGGAAACGCCATCAACCTCAGCGCTCGCATGGGCGCGACCCGGCGCTACACCGGTCTGTCCTACGTCTATTTTCGCTTCAAACTTACCGGGAATAGCAAGAAGGCGGAAAGCCCCTTTGCGCAGTCGATTCCTACCCGCGTCACGATCATTGGTAAGGGCGCGCCGACCTATGACCCGCGCCTGGACAGCACTGTCGCTGGCGGGTCCGGCGCCCACCGCGCCGCAGACCAGACGACCTGGGTATGGAACGACGCGGCGAGCCGCAACCCGGCGCTCCAGTTGCTCTGGTATCTGCTGGGCTGGCGGATCAAGAACCCGGCCACGAACGAATGGCGCCTCGCCGTCGGCAAGGGAATCCCTGCCTCGCGCATAGACCTCGCCAGCTTCATCACGGCAGCGAACCTCTGTGACGAACCGGTGGCGCTGGCAGCTGGCGGGATGCAGGCTCGTTATCGCTCCGATGGTGTGTTCTCCGAAGGCGACGCCACTGGTACGGTGCTGGACCAACTTAAGGCGGCCATGAACGCCGAGCTGGATGACGTGGACGGCAAGATCCGCATCACGGTCCTGCATAACGACCTCGCCACCCCCATCGCGGACTTCAACGACGACGATATCCTCGGCGGGTTCACTTGGGACCAGACCGCGCCGCTCGATGAGACGTACAACGTCGTGCGCGGCACCTTCATCGATCCCTCGACCACCTCGCTCTATCAGGCGGTGGACTTTCCTGAGGTGCGCATCGACAGCCTCGACGGCATCGATCGCATCGAGACCGTGGACTTCCAAACGGTGCAGGATGCATCGCAGGCTCAGCGCCTGGTCAAGCAGCGCATCGCGCGCATGCTCTACTCGGGCCGGTTCACTGCGACTTTCAGCTATCGGGCATGGACGGTCCAGAAGAACGACGTCATCCGCCTCACCTTCAGCGCGCTGGGTTGGGCCAACAAGCTGTTCCGTGTGGTCGAGACTGCCGTGCAGGTGGACGGGCAGGTTCCAATGGTTCTCCAGGAAGAGAACGCGGACATCTACCTCTGGGACCGCGACGAGCGCCCGGCAATCCAGCCCGTCCAGCCCACCAGCTACGACCCTTACCTGAACCCGATCTATCAGGACGTGATCGAGCCGAAGTACGCCGACGGCACCACCATCGACCAACTACGTCCGGCTGAGCCCGGCGCGACGAATGGCGCATCCCCTGGCGAGAAGATCATCCTTGACCAGATCCAACTCGACCTTGTGCAGCTCGACGAAGACGCTGCGGCAGCCAGGGAGCGGCTTGACCAGATCGAGCCGGCGATCGACACAATCGAAGAGGCTGTCGCGGCAAACAGCGAGACCGCCGCACTTCTCGGGCAGGAACTGACGAAGCAGGGAACAACCCTCGCCACAGTGCGAGATCAGATCGGCGTCATGGCAACCGACGACGAGGCTCTCGCCGGTGCGCTGTTGGCAGCCACAATCAAGACCGCCCAGAACTCCGCCGCATTCAGCCAAGAGCGTACGCTGCAGTCAAACGCCACGGAAGTTGTGGCTCGCTCAGTCGACAAGATCGGGTTAACGGTCGGGCAGCATGCGGCAGAAATTCTTGACCAACGCGAAATTATTGGCGTCATCGAAGGGGATGTAACCACCCTTTATGCCCGCCTGTACTTTGGCGTAGGTGTCGACGGTCGGATCGCATTTATGACGATCGACAACAACGGCATTGCGTCGAGGGTCAAGTTTGGCGCGACAGCTTTAGAGATCGGCGACCCGGACAACGCGAGCGGGTTCCATTACAGCAATGGCCGCATCCGAGTGTCGAAGAGCGGCGACTTCATGAAAGTCATGGGGGATGGATTCGGATCAAGCGGGCAGTTCATTGAATGGTACGGCCCATATCAAAGCAATTTCGCTCTTTGCACTGAAGCGAATGCAATCAGTTACCTGAAGACCAATGGCGATGCATATTTTGGCGGGGCTATCACCACTGGCACGTTCCGCAATTCCGTCACTGGAACGCTAAACCAAGACCCGTCATCGGAGACAATCCTCGGCCCGTTCTCCACCAACGGAGGAACCAAGGCTGTAAGTGTGAGCGCCGTCTACAATATGACGCACGGCAGCTTCACCAGCGGGCCAACGCTCACCTCCCCCGGCAATCCATCGTTCCGGGTCACGCTGCTACGAAGCCGAGACGGCGTTGGGTACTCTCAACTCGCTCAATACACGTTCACCGGGAACGTATCCGTCACCCCAGCGCAGGGCGGTGATCCTGGATCTATCTCGATGAACATTGCGGGCAATTTCACTTTCACGGACAACGGCGGGAATGGCACCGCGCCGATGTATTACAAGGTCGTGATCGATAACCGCTTCTTCCCAACCTACTCGGGAACAAGCAGCGGCCCGGCTAGCGCAACGCAGCGCGCCACCATCATCAGCACGGAGTGACTACCATGGAAGTATATGCACTGATTGCGCTGGCCCTTACCATCACTGTGGCCGCGCTGGCCTTCTTCCTGACCAGGAAGAAGGACGTTTCGACAGGCACTGGCACCAGTAAGGCCAACATCGATCGCAAGCCGCCCCGGCAGGATCAGCGCTGACGGCGGTAATTGGCGGTTCCGCATGGGCTTAGTCTCCGGCCCAAAGGAGACCGCTCTTGGCCTGGTATGCCACTGGAACCGTCAATGTCACCAATGGCAGCGCTACCGTAACAGGCTCGGGCGTTGCCTTCACAACGAACGTGGACGCGGGGCAGGCATTTATAGGGCCCGATGGCTTGGCCTATGAGATCCTGTCCATCGTCTCGGCGACCCAGCTTACACTTGCCAGCAATTACCGCGGCGCAACGGCAACGGGGCAGGCTTATCGCATCATGCCCGTGCAAGGATATTTGCGCGAGCTTTCCATCCAGGCGGCGCAGCTTGTGCAGTCGTTCGCCGCAGTACGAGACGGTATCGGCCAAGGCATTTTCCCCGGCGGCACATTGGCGGCCCCCGGCTTTCGGATCCTTGGTGACGAAGACACCGGCATTCGAAGCCCCGGCGCCAATCAGCTAGCAGTCGTCACCAATGGCGCCGACAACGTGCTGTTCGATGCGGACGGAACGACGCGGTTCTATGGCGCCGCGCGGTTCGCCGATGGCGCGTTGGCGCTCCCCGGCCTGCGGTTCCAAGGCGATCCGGATACCGGCTTTTGGCGCCCCGGCGCAAACATTCTGGGGGCATCGGCAGGCGGCGCGGAAGGCTGGCGGCTATCAGCGGCGGGCCTTGCGATCGGTCTTGATACCCTGACCGCAGGATACCGCCTTGAGGCTGCGGGGGCAGTGAAGTCCACCGGCAACAACGGCGTCTACGCCCTTACGACGGCAAATGGCCGGGGCTGGCGCATGGGGCACACCTCGACGGGCACAACTCACGGTTACTTCTACATCCAAGGCACAACGGACAATTGGACAGGTTCGTTTGTCGAAGGTCTGGCAATATCAAATGCAGGTAATGTCGGAATAAACACCAGCGCCCCCGCACGCAAACTAGATGTTGTTGGTGATGTATGGCTTAGAAACCAAACTTTCTTGGGATCATCAGGCGTGCAAAATGTCGCCGCCGATGCCAACAACATATATTTGCGCGGCGCTGGCGTAGTTGTTCAAAATGCAGCAGCCACTTCAACATACCTGTTTGTAGATGGAAGCCTTACGACCAGACCCGGCACCGATAATGCTACGGCGCTGGGATATTCAAGTTTCCGTTGGTCTGTCGTCTATGCGGGTTCCGGCACTATCAACACGTCAGACGAACGCTCCAAACGAGAAATCGGCGTCATCCCCGACGAATGGCTTGACGCGTGGGGCGCGGTCGACTGGTGCCGCTACAAGTTCAAAGATGCAGTCGAGGGCAAAGGCGGCGATGCCCGCTGGCATGTCGGCCTAATCGCCCAGCGCGTGCGCGACACCTTCGCTGCCCTTGACCTCGACGCGACCGCAATCGGCCTGCTCTGCTACGACGAGTGGGATGAAGAACGCGAACCGATTTTCGCGACCGTGACGAAAACCCGGATGGTCGAGCGGCAGGTGCCGAGCACGCGAATGGTCCCCGGCGAAGTCGCGGTTCCGTGCAAGGTTGTGCAGGAGCGCACCAATTATCGTCCGGTCGATCCCACCGATCCGGAAAGCCTTTACGAGCCATTCACGGAAACGATCGAGGTGGATTCCGTCCGTTACGAAATGGGCGAGATCGAAGAAGCTTACCTCGTAACCGTCGAGGTCGAGGAAGAATACGAAGAGCAGGAGGACACCGGCGAAACCCGCGTGACGCTGGAAGCCGGAAACCGCTGGGGTCTGCGCTACGACGAGTGCCAGGCCATGGAAGCAGCATGGCAGCGCCGCGAGCTAGCGCGGAAAGATGCCGCCATCGCCGACCTCTCTGCGCGTCTCGCAATACTCGAAGGACCTGCATCATGACCGATCCTCGCAAAGCCGCGTTCGATGCCGTGCGTGCCATTTCCCGGCCCGGCCTGTTCAACGATCCCGGCAACGTCCTCGCCTTCGACAACCTTCTCGACGCTTTCGGAGCAGAGCGCATGTCCTCGACCACCAGCATTCCCGACGACTACTGGCCCATGCTCGCCAAGATCGAGAGCAACAATCGCCCGTACATCAAGGCGCAGACCTCCAGCGCGTCCGGCCTCTACCAGTTCATCAAGTCGACCTGGATCGGCGAAGGCGGCAAGTGGGGCACGGACGCCAGCAAGGCCTTCGGCGGCCTCACCCCGCCGGAGAGCGAACAGACCGCGCGCGCCAAGACGTTCACCGAGAAGAACGTCGCCACCCTCAAGGCGAAGGGCATCCCGATCAACAAGGCCTCGCTGTATGCCGCGCATTTCTTCGGCGCTGGGACGGCGGCCAAGGTAATCGGCGCGGATGTGAACGCGCGCGCCGACCAGATCGCCGGGGCCGCGGCGACGGACGCGAACCCCTCAATCCTCAAGGGCAAAACCGTGGGCCAGTTCCTGACCTGGCTGCACGGCAAGACCGGCGAATGGGCTCGCTGAGCCGCGACGGGGGCATATGGAACACTTCTCGCTATCCGACTGGCTCACGGCAGCGGCCTACACCCTGCTTGCAGCCGTCGGCGGTCTTCTAGGGCACGCCATGCGCGAGCACGACAAGGGCAACAAACTGAACTGGCTGCGAGCCATGACCGAGGCTGTTTCGTCCGGCTTCGTCGGCTTCCTCGTCATGCTCCTCTGTCTGGCAATGGGCCTCGATCCGCTGTGGACCGGCCCGATCGTCGGCCTGTTCGGATGGCTGGGGGCAAACGTCACGATCCGGATGCTCGAACGCATCGTTTACGAAAAGCTGGGGGTCAAACTGCGCGCCAACACCGACAAGAGGGTGGCGGCTGCGAAAGCTCAAGAGGAGGACAGGCCGTGAAATGGCTCATCAGCTTTCTGACCCCCTGGAAGTCCGAACTGTTCGCGATGGTCGGCGTGCTGGCCGTCTGCGGCATCGGCGCGACAATCGCGGGATACCTGCACATCCAGCGGCAGAACGACCAGCTCACCACCAAGGACAGGCAGATCGCGGATCTGGGCGTCGCCAACAAGGGCCTGTCAGCGCACGTAGCCGAGCAGGACCGCCTGCGCGCGCTGGAGCAGAAGAATACGCTGCTCCTCCAAGACAAGGTGGATCTCATCGAAAAGCAGGGCGTCGCATCGGCCGCTCAAATCAAAGACTTGGAGCAAAGCAATGAAGAGGTCCGCCGCCTTATGGCTCAGCGCCTGCCTGCCGATCTTCGCAAGCTGCTCGAACAGCAAAAGTGAGATCGCCTCTGCACCGCCGCCGGTCTATCAGGGTATCCCCGCCGGGCTGATGGAGCGCTGCACCGTGCAGGACGTGCCGCAGGAGACGGTGGCCTCGATCATCGAGAGCCGGGGAATCTACATCAAGGCGTTCAGCAAGTGCGCCGCGAAGGTCGACGCGATCCGGGAACACGATGCCGCGGCGCGGGGTAGCTCCGCGGCATCGATCCGGTAGCTGCGGACCGGGTTTGACACCGGATGTCGGGCTATCTCAATTCACCTGACCCGACTGCTGGAGGGGTCACTTGAGCGGGCGCTTCCATCCGCGCTGCCGCAGCAAAGTGGAAGGTATCACGGGGAGAGACGGGAACAACCGCCCTTGCGACATGTTAATCCCGTACCTCGGCGGAGTACCACCCCCGGTTCCACCGAGTTAGAGGCCGCTCCTTTTGCGGGGAGCGGCCTCTTCGTTTCAGAAGACCAGAACCCCCACCAAGATCACGCAGCAACCGAGCGCGGCCATTACTCGTCGGGTACGGGACGGAAGGGATCCGTCTGCAAGGATGGCTAAGCCTGCCAACGATACGCCCGAAATTACGGCGAAAAGCGCTAGATAGAGATGATCAATCGACATGGGGCCTTCACCTTACCGATTCTCATGTATCGACACATTATCACGGTGATCGAAGCACCTAAAAAAAAGAGGTAAGGTGTTGGAACCTTTCCAGACTTGCGGCATTTCGTCGTCGGCCCTCAGCCAGTAACTCTGTTACCAGTCAAGGCCACCCATTTGCGCGGAAGTGCAAGGCAACCCCAACTTGATAGCCCGAGGCACCAACATGCCTCGGGCCTTTTCGAATCAAAGCCCTTTAGGATTTCATTCCGGCTCAGGCCGCCTTGCGCGCCAGTCCCATCGGCACGGCGAGGAACCACTCCCGGCGGCTGGCGTCCCACGAGGCGAGGCCCAGCGCGATCGCGTCGTCCAGCGCCTCCTCCATGCTGTCGCGCCACGGCGCGCGCGGGCGCCCGAAAGCGGTGACCCGGTAACGCTTCGTCACCTTCAATAGCTGGCCCAGTCGAGTTCCGCTTCATCAAGGGCCTCGAACATATCGCCGTCCGCCTGCAGCATGCTCAGGCGCTTGCGCACCGCCTCCGGATCGCCGTCGCGCGGGAAGCCGCGATCTGCCATCGCGCCCTTGGCCAGATCGCCGACAAGCCCGCCGCGCTCAGCCTGCATGAGCAGCCAGCGCCCGAAAGGCCCGCGCTCGGCTGGCGTGGCCGTCCGACCTGCGGGGCGCAGGCGGCTGTCAGGCGCCGCTGGGGTGAAGGCCCTGTAGTCGGCGCCATGGCCGAAGTCGCTCGACATACCCTTCCCGCCAAGAATGCGCGTGATCTCGCGCCTGAGATCGTCGGGGGTGCTGTTTGGTGCTTCGCTCATAGCGGCTTCCCTCCTACTTGGCCGACGCGGCTATCAGGCGTTGCCACGCGGCCGGATCGTTCAGGTCGATCTCTTCGACGCAGACCAGGTCGCGGGTTATCTCGACCTTCTCCTCGAGCCGCCGGAGCACGGCGGGGAAGATGTCCACGAGCTGGACATAATCGTCGTTCGTAGCCCCTTCCCTGTCGGCCTGCGCATACCGATGCCGGGCCAGCCTGAGCAGGTCCTCATCGGTCAGGGGGAGCGTCAATTGGTCGTTTGCCATGGGGTGGCCCTCATACGAATCGAATGACTCGCTGTAGCATGTTCCCTATATGTTCGCATCATGGTTAGACGCAGCACACCCCAGCGGAAGGTCGACGATCGAGCCTTCCCCGTCCGCATCCTCTTCTATGAAAAGGATATTGCGGTCGTAAATTATATGCGAATCCACGACTGGCTGATGGCCCACATGAGGCGCGGCGATTACGCCGAGCATGGCGGTCCAGAGCAAGGTTGCAGGACCATTGCCTATTACTTTCGCACCACGGAAGACGCCCATCGGTTCCGCACGGCATTCGCCGACATCGAGCTTGCGGACCACACAGCCCTCGACAGCTACAATTCGCCCTTCGTCATCGCAGGGAAGAGAAAATACCCACCTCCGAATGGCAAATAACATTGCTATGAGATCAGCGGGTTAAATAAGTTATCTGAGCGCGACTACGAATTAATTTTGATCGGCTGCAGAATTAACGTATGTTCACAAGATCGCTCAGATAGATCAATATTATGAGCATTTCTACACACAATTAACTTGTGCGTCTTATCGCAAGAAGGAGCGAAGCTATGCCTCGCTTTACAATCATTCCCGTTGATAGAAATAAGCCGAACGCAAACTTAATCGCCACCGACGCCGGACCGGTTCTTGCTTTTATCGATCGAGTCCGCTGCGGCGAAGCCGACATCCTAGAAAACGGACGGTACCTGTTTTCCGCTAGCTTGGAATCCTGCGGTTTTTGGTCTGTATTTCACCGATCCCAATGATCTTCAAACCCGGTCATCCCGCATAAGTCCTTGAGCTGCGCAACTTTACGCCGCCTTATGCATATGCCGAAATGTCGCAGCTCAAGTGTCCCCGAGTGGAGCTGCGACACACCTCCCCTCCCGTTACGTTTGACCTTCCTCGACTGAAGGCGCAGCATCCGGGCGTGTGCAATCTTTACCGGCTGACGAAGCCCGCTGACGCGGTAGCTCGCCTGTTCCGCGCTAGGAGCGCCGGGGCGCCGAACTTCGCCGCCGAGGTCTATCCGAAGTACACCGGGCTCGTCGTCGCCGAGGGCGAGGTGCGCGCCATGACGTGGGGCTTCCCCCGGCACGCCGTGAGCAAGAAGACCGGCAAGCCCCTGAAGCCCAGCGCCACGAACAATGCGCGGGACGACAAGCTGCGCGGCAACCCGATGTGGCGGGACAGCTTCCGCGATCGTCGCTGCTTGATCCCCGTCACTGCCTGGGCGGAAGCTGAGGGCGCAGCCGGGCAGATGACGCGCACCTGGTACTCCTTGCCAGATCAGGAGCTGTTCGCCGTCGCGGGCATCTGGCGGCCGACCGACGAATGGGGCAATGCCTATTCGATGGTCATGGTCGATGGGTGTGAGCAAATGGCCGACGTTCACGACCGCATGCCGACGATTCTCGCCGAGGCGGACTGGGCTACGTGGACCGATGGGGCGCCGGACGAAGCCTTTGCGCTGTGCCGGACTTGGGGTGGCCCGCTGGTCGTGGATCGGACGGACGAGCCTTGGTTCAAGGCCCGCAGCGCCGCGCCCGGCCCGGCTCTGCTGTAGCCCGTCGCTAGATCCATATCCGGAACGCGGCCATGTAGATGAACATAGCCACCGCGTGCGCATCGATGATCGTGAAGCGCCTGCCCATTGCTCGGGT